AGAGGCTATCCCGGACGAAAATACATTGAGCTATGTCAATACCGACGGTACAACCATCAATTTTCGTATCGGCGATGAAGTACGTGTAGCGGAAGAAGGAGAATATGTATTCTACCGGCTTTATGATCTTGCCGGGGGAAAAGCCTCGTGGCAGGAATCCGGCAGCGGTACAGCCTTGCCCGGTAATGTTTATCTGACAGGAGCCAATTATTACAATGAATCAGTACGAACGATAAAACAAGGATATTTAAGCAATGAGTAAGAAAGGTGCATTTATTTATCAACAGATCGAACAGACGACCGCCGAATGGGCAAGCGATACGACGGTCTATCCGGCATCGGTATGGCTCTTCGAACGATTGGAGAATGGCAAGTTCAGCATGAAGCTATCCGACGGAGTGCATACGTTTGCAGATCTTCCGGCTGTTTTGCAGGATATACAGGTCAGTGTCAAAACCAATAACGAAACGACATATATTCTCCAGATAACGACCGCTGCCGGCACATTTGATACACCGAATCTTAAAGGTGCAAAAGGGGATAAAGGGGACAAAGGAGAAACAGGCGCTAAAGGAGAAACCGGGGCAAAAGGTGAACAGGGCATACAGGGTGTCCCTGGTCCTCAAGGTGAACAGGGCATACAAGGTTTGCAAGGAGAAACAGGCGCACAGGGTCCAAAGGGCGATCGAGGCGAACAGGGCCCGCAGGGGATACAGGGCGAGAAAGGCGAAACGGGTGAACGAGGCGAACAGGGTCTTCAGGGCATACAAGGCTTGCCCGGCAAGGATGGGGCAATCACTGTAGATGCTCCATCTGATACATCTACGTATGGCAGGAAAGCCGGTGGATGGGTCAAAGTCGTTGAAGCTGTAACGGGAAAGGGGCTATCAACCAATGACTACAGCAATGAAGAGAAAACGAAGGTATCGGACTCTTTGAGGCTGAAAGAGTATGTCGATGTCAGTACCTTAAAGTCGCTTCCTTCATCACCGTATAACTTGCGTTTTACCTATTCGAGTACATCTGTGCAGGCGATCAACTTTGCGAATATAGGAAGCGTACCGGAGATGCAGGAGTTTTATCTGTCCATTAAGAACAACACCGGATCAACGATTAACCAACCGATCCCAAACGGTTCGGGCTGGCAATCGGAGGAAACAAGCGTTGAACTGCCAGCTGGTAAAGCCACAGGGGTATCGCTGAAAAAAGAACATGGGATAATTGTCGTAAGGGTCTAATAAATATAAGTAGATATGAAACTAAGACAGATGTTAGGAAATAGGACAATCAATTATGACAAGTATGCAAACGGAATTTATATACTGCATACAAACGGGCTACTTTTTAAGCGTGACAAGTGGAATTTACCCAATGATGAAGCTGTTGGAGTAGCCGTTATCTCCGACAATTGCAAGTTCGTGATTGCACCGGACGAATGTATGGATTACATACGCTGGGGACCGTATCAGGCAATGGCATTGGTCCCCGGCGCGACAACTTCAGCGAATCTGGATGTGGCCTTACAAGACTATGAAGGCATTCGGAACACCAATGCACATGTTGCATATTTTGGAAGCAAAGTAGACTATGCTGCAGGCTGGTGTAAACAATATGTCTTTAAAAATGGAAAGAACGGTTACATGGGGGCTGCCGGAGAATGGAATGAAGTTTTACACAATTTGTCAGAAATAGACCAGTGTCTATCCAAGATTGGTGGTATTGTTATTGATGAATACAGGGAAATAAATGATTATTATTGTACATCCACCCAAAGTGACGACAAGTATACATGGGCATATGTTTGGGACAATTATGATTTTGTAGAGCAAATCAAAGAATCCTATTTCCGTGTTCGTGCTTTTACCTCCTTAAATAATAACGAATAAATCAGAATAATTATGACATATATAAATAAAGTGATTCATTTTTGGAAGGTACAAGAAACTCTTCCTCCTTCTTATAAAATAGGTATCAGTATAGATGATTATAATGAGGGTGCTTTTTTACTTCTGAATACAGAACAGGAACAGTACCACAACGAACATCCGGATGCAACCCCGTTGGAGTGTTGGCACATGCAGCCCACTCCAGAACCTGAACCGACTCCGGAAGAATTGCTTTGGCGTGCCCGTGATGCCAAACGGCAGGAAATCTACGACAAAGACATCCATCATTATTATATTGATGAACAGGACGCATACGTCTCGAACACCCTGCAAGTGAAGGATAAGTGTGGCCGGCAGGAAGAAGTCGAAGTAGGCGGTCATCTGTACGCCTCGAATATCTTAACGGTTGCTCTTGACGAAATAGCTGACTATTCGGAGCAATGCGGCAAGGTGACAGACGGCTTGCTATCCCGTATCGATGCCGCCCAAACAGCCGAGGAGGTCGAAGCTATCGTGGTGGAAGGCTATCCTGAAATGATCCATACAACAACGGCAGCCTTGCAAACTAAAGCAGATAAGGCAATCGCTAAATCCCCGGAAGCGCAGGCAGTGACCTTTGCCCGTGCGATGATGAACAGCGTGTCTCTCACAGCCAGCCAAGCGTTGGAGATGCAGGTCTTATTCCCCATTTGGGGTGAGAAAGATGCAGAGTTTGGCAAGGAAGTTGAAATAGGCTTCCGGCTTCGAGTAGTGGAAGGAGAAAGCGACACTTTGTTTGAAGTGATACAAAAGCACAAGCTGCAAGCCGACTGGAAACCGGGCATAGAAACTGCTTCACTGTATAAGATCGTTGAAGCTGAGCACGCAGGCACGCTTGATGATCCTATTCCATACGTGCAGGGTATGGCATTCGAGAAAGACAAATATTATGAACAATACGGTGTGATCTATCTCTGCATTCTGACAACCGTTACAGGTTATCCGAACGACTTGAAAGACTTGCCCACAATTGTACAGGAGGTAAAGCAATGAAACAGGTTATGTTATTAAAAGTTAAACGGGGGGGGGTAAAATGCTCTCTAAATAAAGAAGTTACGACCTCTTATCGTAAGAAAGGAGGGCGTAGATGAGACGGTCGATGATGGGACGGAAGAAGTTGCAGTTGTTCACCAAGAGGTTCTATCCTGCCGGGAATTATACCTGGATCGTACCTAAAGGATGTAGGGAGGTTGATGTGTTTCTTGTCGGAGGAGGGGGTGCAGGACATAATGGAAGCGGTGGAGGTGGCGGCTATACTAAAACCTTCAAAAAAGATACATCCGGATGGAGAGACGGTGATGCTATCTCTGTTGCACCGGGTCAGTCAATTCCGATAACAGTTGGGAAAGGAGGAATTGGAGGGTATTCTGAAGTTGCCCCCAACGGTGGATACTCTCAATTCTTAAATTCAAGTTATAGAGCTAATGGCGGAAATGGTGCGGGTAATGGTTATCCAGGCGGAAGTAATGCCGGAGCATATACTGGTGGCAACGGCGGAAGTGGCGGAGCAGGAGATGATTCAGATACGGCTAAAGCGGGTTCTGATGGATCTAACGGAATCGGCAGCCGCAATGAAAATGGCTCTCTCTATCCAGCTGGTTCCCTATATGGCGGAGGAAAGGGTCAAAGGCATACAACCCGCGATTTTGGCGAACCTACTGGGAAACGAAATGCCGGAGGTGGTGGTTCAGACAGAAATATAAATGGGGGCATGGGTGGAGAATCCGATTACGACAAAGGATGCGGAACTGGAAATGGCAATAGAAAAAGTGGCGGTTACGGTGGTGGCGGTTGTGGTACTTACGGTAACGGCGGTGATGGCACTGTCCTGATCCGCTATTGGGCTTACGAAGAATGATCTGCCGTTGAAAAAGATGAAACAAGATATTAACGACTAAAAAATAGGAGATAAAGTCATGAGAAATAATTGTTTACAAATGTTAACGGGGGGGGTAAACACCTCTTAACTAAAGTATCTGACCGACTTTCGGCGGAAAGGAGGTTGGTATGATAAGATCGATGATGGGACGAAAGAAAGGTGGTATGGAGATAGAAGGTGCACCTAATGGAGTTTACATTCTAAGGACAGATAATCGGTTATATACAGAAAAGATGTGGAAAAAGGAGTGGAATAGTGATGCTGTGGGAGTTGCATTTATCAGCAATGCCTGCAGATTTGTAATTGCTCCGACAGAAAGTGAAACAGAGCTATGGTGGAATGTTGATGCACCCACTATACCCGGTGTAATAACAACTAATGATTGGGATACAGCTCGGATAGATTATGCAGGCGTAGCTAACTCAACAGCCATGATAAAGGCACTCGGCAGAGAACGGAGCCATGCAGCCGGATGGTGTAACCAATATTTGTTCAAAAATGGGAAAAATGGCTACTTGGGGGCTTGCGGGGAGTGGGATTATGTTGATGGATATCTTACTGATATAGGATATTATATGTCTCTTATAGGAGGAGTTGAGTTGAGCACCTTTTCTTATTGGACCAGTACGCAATACGATGACATAAGCGCTTGGACGTATTTTGTAGGTAATGGATATGCTGATAGCTACGTACAGTATGGTAAAGCCTTGGTTCGTGCTTTTGCGCCTTTATAACCGATCATAAAACAGCCTCCAGGCTATCACAGATTGGAGGCTGTAAAAAAAGAAAATTAGGGGACCGAGGGTCTCCGGAAACAAAGTTAAACAATAAAGTTTGAAAATCATGTTATTATTAATTATTTCTTTTTTGGTTATCGCAGTTTATACGGCAGTAGTTTGTATAAAGGCAAAAGGTGTACCGTACTCAATTAGTGCGACGTATTATACTCTTGATCATAAATTGATCTTTGGAGCAAGCATGGCACTGACGGCTATGTTCCTATTCCCGGTCATTTGGGAAATGAGTACAACCTTTACTATGCGGTTGCTGGCGATCGCAGCCTGTATCGGTTTGATTGGTGTCGGTTTGGCTCCTGATTTCAAAGACACTTGGATAAACCGCATTCATTGTGGATCGGCGGCATTGACGTTGCTTTCTTCTCAGCTATGGGTTGGCTGCACGTCTTTCTGGTGGGTTCTTATTCCGGTGTGGCTGGCTTTTATCGTTTACACGGTAATAGACATGAGTAAACGGTTGAGTGGTAATATATGGCAGGACTTTGTATCAACGAAGCCGATGTTCTGGTGTGAGATTGCAGCGTTGTCTACGACTTTTGGCGCGTGTGGACTTGCGCTTTAGAAATCTACCATAAACAGAACATCTGCCTTATATATTAAAACACGACAACCGGTAAAATGTCATATATCCGGTTGCCGTGTTTTTTATTGCCTAAAAATAAGTAGGTTATTTAGCAGTATGGAAATAAAGCGCGGAAATACGGTAGTCTGTGATGTCTATCTGAAAGATAACAGTTATACGGTCGAAGAGATCATGGGAGAGGACACTCTTATCCTGAATTTTCTTTCCCGTAATGTGGTAGAGCTTCAGATCAACGACTATATAGACTTTGAAGGGACAAAATACAAGGTCCGGCATAACGAGAAGGTGACGAAAAGGGAGACATCTCTTGGTTGGGAATATACCGTTCAGTTCTATTCAAGTCGGTATGACCTTTTGGATGCAGAGTTTTTCCTTCATGGTACACCGGAGCGGAAAAAGAACTTCGACTATTACACCGGTACCGCCCGTGACTGGCTAACCCTATTTGTCAAAAACATGAACCGTACAGGATCTGGTTGGGTGGCCGGATCCTGTATCGAATCCCGGATGATTACCCTTTCTTTCAAAGATAAGAAAGTCGGGACGGTACTTGACGAACTCATTAAAGAATTGGATACGGAATACTGGATATCCGGCCAGACAATAAATATCGGCAGGAGGGAGTATTCAAGCAACGGCCTTGTCTTGGCACAGGGCGAAGGAATGGGTTTTACCGAACTGGAAGTGTCCGCTGTTGATGATACGCCACCAGTAACGGTTCTTTATCCATACGGTTCAGATAAGAATCTCGGTCCCGATTATGGCGCGGATTATCTTCTTCTGCCTGATGGTCTGCTTTCTATCGAAAAGAATGTAGAGAAGTACGGCCGGATAGAAAAGTCCATGCAATTCGACCATATCTTTCCGAAAGGAGAGTTTGCCGTAACAGAAAAGATCGACGATTACACTCTGAGAGCTTCCGGTATGGATTTTAATCTTACCGATTGTCTGTTGGACGGGGTGGAAGTGATCGTTACATTCCAGGATGGCGGCTTGGCCGGCTATGACCTTGCAATCGTCGAAGATAGTTGGGACAATGACTTGAAACAGTTCAAACTAAAGCAGAATGACCAGGAAAACGCCTTGAAAGTCCCCGGTGACATTAATTTTTCTGTCGGTGACAAGTTTATCCTTACCGGCCTGAAAATGCCGCAAAGCTACAGGGATAACGCTTCATTACAGCTACAGGAAGAGGCGCAAGCATGGTTGGATGGCAAGTGCGAGAAACGCATCCAGTTACGAGGAAAATGTGATGAAATTGTTTTTCGTTTGCAAAACATCTTTATCGCCTGTGGCCAGATGGTTGGCGTATATTCCGAACAGTTAGATATCGATCGAGAGATTCGTGTTACCAAAATAAAAAGGTATATCGAGAAAGACGGTACACCTTCATACCGGTATGAACTTACCTTGTCCGATTTCCTTGAATCGAATGGTTTTAAGGATCTGGTGGATGATGTGAATAAAGTGCCGGAAGAGATTGAGGATGCGGTTAAGCCGGTTCGGGAACATACGAAACGTTCATGGCGGGACGTGATGGAAACTTTGGGCATGATGTTTGACCCGGAAGGGGATTATTTTACCGAACTTATCAAGCCGTTGGCCGTGCATACGGCGCAACTTATCGTCGGTACCAATTCCCAGCAGATGGAGCTTATAGGAATGAAGTTTATTCCGAATGCGGACAATGATGCCAACTATTTCAAGAATACGACAGGAAAGTTAGTACACTTTACCGTTAGCGAGGAAATCCGTGAATGGGCTATTCCGGCGGCTTCTTTCCGGCTGAATAATTCGCTTGCCTATTATGTTTATGCCAAATGTCCAAAAGAAGGAACAAATGGCTCAATATATGTCAGTGAACGGCAGATAAAGTTAGAGGATGAAACAGGGTTCTATCATTTCTGGGTAGGGGTGCTCAATACTCCGGAGGATGGCGTACGCTCTTGGCTTCCGAATTATGGATACACTGAGATAGCTGGTCAGACGATTACGACAGGGTTGATAAAGGACAAGTTAGCCCGGTTGGTGATTGATCTGGTGAATGGGACTATAACCGGACCTGTGATATTCAAATCTGGAACATCCGGTTATAATAACATTTCTGACCGTCCTAATCTTCAACCGTTGTATGATGGGATAAATGATGCCCTGACAGAAGCTGAAAATGCTTCAAATGCGGCTAATAATGCCCAATCGACAGCCAATAACAAGGCAAGGGTATTTTATCAAACGACGGCTCCAACATCGGGTATGAGGACTAATGACTTATGGGTGGATGGTGTGAATATTTATAGGTATAGCGGTTCTTCATGGGTTCTTGCCTCGAAGTATGACAATACGATAACGGAGATCAACGGTGGGCTCATAACAACAGGTGCAATCGCTTTTGGAAGCACAGGTGGAATGGCCGCTTCTGGTACGATCCGTATTTGGTCGGGAGGAGCAGCTGGGGCTAATGGACAACCACCTACTGATCCAACTTTTAGTGTTGATAGCTCAGGTAATGTGGTTTCAAATGGAACTATTACAGCGAATGACGCCATTTTGTTAAGAAATGGACAAGCAGGGATTACAGGATATGGCACATCTAATAGTTCTATAAGATTTTGGGCTGGAGGTTTAGTTCCAGAAAGTGCAGATTTTAGAGTTGACCAAAGTGGAGATGTTAATGTTAGAATGTTAAATGCTATAAGTCTCAATGGAGGCACATCTAATTTTTCAAGCATTTATTTAACCGACAAATCGTGGAATAATAACTATGTTAATCTGTTTGCAGCAAGAGAAGCTCAAGGTATGGAAATTCAAAGAACTTATCAAGGTATTTTAGGTAATATCGGAAAATTTATTGTAATGAAATACAATCCTGATGCAACGGCTTATCGGGAAATAAGTTTTTTTGTCAGACATTTTAAATCTGATGCCTCATGGGTATTTAGGACTTGTGTAAAAGCAAGTTTCTTACCAACGTTAACCCAGATTAATGATTTAGATACATCTGGAACAAAATATAATGTAAAATGGGATAGTGCAACAGGTTTATTATATATAGAATAAGAAGATGAATTTAACATTGAAAGACAGAGTATTAATACTCAACACCGTGTTACCACAGTTTGACACGAGAAAAAACATGGAACTGAAAGTATCGATAGACAGTAAGATAGCGATCTCGGAGGTTGATCAGAAGCGTATCGTTATCAAGGATATGGGGAGTGGTCAAATCAACATCGGATTTACTGATGCAGCGGCCATAACGGAAACAACAGATATAGCTTTGACTGATGAAGAACTTCAATACCTCAAACAACGTGTTGACTTCATAGATCGCAACGGCATGTTCTCTGAGTTCACGATGCCGACGTATGTCAAAATTTTGGATGAACCGCTAAAAGAGGAGCAACCGGGCGAATAATATAAAAATCCGCCTCCCATCTATCACAGACCGGAGGCGGAGAAATAACAAACACTGCCTTATGGCAATGAAAAAACTCGTAACAAAGATGATCAAATAAAAACGGAAGGAGGTGTAAAGTGAATGTAGAATTAACCGATATATTAACAATAATCGGGACATTGGGAGGATTCGAGGCGATAAAATGGGGGATTAGCTTCTATACGAACCGGAAGACAAACGCCCGTATTGAGGACGCCCATGCCGATGTAGAGGAGTTCAAGGCTTTACGTGAGTATAACGAGTTCCTGCAAAAACAGCTATCAGAAAAAGAAGAACGCTTTGTAGAACAAACCGGAAGGCTTCGACAGGTACAGGATGAGCTTTTTACTTTGAAAGAGAGCTATTCGGATGTCAAGCTTGAACTTGCCATGAAAAGATGTGAGAGAAAGAAATGCGGTGATCGTGAACCGCAGAATGGGTATTAATAATAGGAGGATAAAAATGAAAAAGAATAATTTACCAAGAGGTTTAAGAAATAATAATCCCGGAAATATCCGGATTAACGATGATTTGTTTCAGGGAGAAATCCGTCCAAGCAAGGATAAGTCGTTTAAGCAATTTACAACAATGGCTTACGGATACCGGGCTATGTTTAAAATATTGTCTAACTACTTCAAAAATTACAAGCTCGACACTATCCGTAAGATGATTACCCGTTGGGCCCCGCCGGAGGACAACAATCACACGGAAGCCTATATCAAGGCTGTCTCAGACTATGCCGGAATCCCGGCTGATGATCCGATCAATGTAAATGACCGAGAGCAGATGATCCGTATTGTGGCCGGGATGAGCAAGGTTGAGAATGGGGTAGAAGCCGATATGCTGGATGTTATTGCCGGGTGGAATCTGTTGCAATAAAAGACTACTTGTCTATAATCGTTCTTTGACATTGTGGGGAGTGCTGTTTGTGAAAAAAAATTAATGTGGAAGTTAAAGTCAATGCGTTGTTTCTATCACGAAAGAAAAAATTCCATATTTGCATCGTGTATTAACTTTAAAGTTAAGAATGGAACGATATGAAGTCGAATTAATAGAGCAATATGACAAACTGAATTTATATTCGATTAGGATAGATGGACATGAATATACAGAGTTTGAGGAATTCGTTTTAAGGTTCTCAGATAATGATGAATATAAAGAAGATTTGGATATTGTTTTATCATGGTTAGATAACATAATTCGTAGAGGGGCGTTGGAAAGGTATTTTCGCCCTGAATATAGATATGGAAGTGGTATTTCCGCTATACCAATAGAGACAAGCAAGATTCGTCTTTACTGTGTCAGAATTTCGAACAAGATTCTTATTTTAGGAAATGGAGGAATAAAAGACGCTGATAAATGGCAAGACAGTCCATTATTGTCATCTATAGTTAATAGATTGGTTGATACTGAAAGATTCATTCAATCACGAAAGCATAGTGGAAAAATATGTATAAATGAATCGGGTGAACTTATAGGAAACTTAAAATTTACAAGGAACGATGATGAAACGAAGTAAAATATTGGAGAAAAGAAGAACTATGATTTCCGAGGAAACACGGGAATGGGTAGATTTTTCTTTTAAAATAGCGGATAGGATACATTGTGTTTTGGCCTCGAAAGGATTAACTCAAAAGGATTTAGCAACTAAATTAGGAAAGAGTGAAGCTGAAATAAGTAAATGGATGCGTGGAACCCATAATTTTACGATATCTACAATAAAGAAAATAGAGGTTGCACTTGATTGTGAAATCTTGTCTGTTAAAAAAACATTAGATGGAAGTGTTTTTTTTCTTTACAACTCATCATATACAACTTATCCGATAAGCAAATCTGTAAAAAATGCTGATACAATAGTCAATGCGTCTAACGGATTAAAGATGGTTTATAATGGAAACTGAAGTTTTAGAAGTAAAAATATTGGATATACAAGAGGAATCGTTTTCTATCAACTCTGAGATTCTTTCATCGTTGGATCAAACGGATAATACGGGAATTGAATTTTTTATTTCTTTTAAGTTGAATAAAAATGAAAGTGTCTTGGTATCGGAAGCTTCTTTGACATATCTTATTGAAAAAGAAGAAACGTCGGAAAAACTGGCATGTATATCATATTCTTTTGTACTATATATAAAGGACTTGAATAATTATATAGAAGATGATAAGGTGAGACTTCCTGATAGATTTATGGAAGAACTCATTTATGATGTATATTCAACAGGTCGTGTAATAGCTAAAGATAGACTTATCGGAACAAAACTTAAAAATGTATATTTACCTTTCGGTGGAGCTTCTCAGATATATGAGTTGTTTAAGAAATCTCCAAAAGTGAAAATACAAAATTAGTTTCGTCTTATTTTCTTAAGAGAACAGAAGACGGCACTCCTCATGTTAATTTGAGATGTGCCGCCTTTTTCATATCCGGGCGGCCTCCAAATACGGGTATGGCTATGAAATATTAATCATGAAAACTTGGCATGTAATACTGATTTTGATTCTCTGCCTTCTTTGCTTCTTGGCCGGCCGGCACACGAATAGGATAGGGGATGAGCTTGTTGGAAAAACCGACACGTCGACTCTGCGTGACACGATTCGAGATAGCATTCCTTATCCTGTCTATGAAACGGTGATCCAGACGGTTCCGGAACTGTTCCCTGTCTACATCACACTTGAGGGAGATACAGTGAGAGAGCCGATTTTTGTACCTATCCCGGTCACACAGAAAGAATACTTGACGGATGATTATCACGCTTGGGTGTCAGGATATAATCCTTCGCTCGACAGTATCGATGTGTTTCAGAAGACAATTTACATAACAGAAAAAGTGAAAACTCGTCGGTGGGGAATAGGCCTTACGACTGGTTATGGGATAGGAAGAAATGGCCTGTCTCCCTATATTGGTATAGGTGGGTTTTATCGTATTTGGTAGATTTTTTTTCGTTTTATAGATTTAATGTTAGTATTGGCCGCTCTGCCAGTGAAGGTAGGGCGGTTTTTTTGTTTCAAAACAGAAAATAGTTGAATTAAAATTTTGCATATATGGTTTAATTTGTATCTTTGCTGATGTTGAATAATTAAACTATGTGTATTATGTTGTTGATAAATGATATTTGTAAGGAGCAAGGTATAACTCAAAAAGAACTTGCAGAAAAGATTGGGATAACACCTGTTGGATTGAATAAAGCTATCAATGGAAACCCAACAAAAACTACATTGGAAAAGGTGGCAAAGGCTCTTAATGTAAAAGTGTCAGATTTATTTGCAGAAGATGAAGAACCCAAAAAAGAAAAAATTTTAGTTGCAAAATTTGGTTCGGACAAAACCCCACTTCATTTGGGAAATTTAGAAATACCTTGTTATGTCTTAGAAGATGGTACTAGAGTATTTTCAGGAAGAGGAATACAAAAAGTATTGAATAAAGACAGAACGAGTGCAGCATGGTTATCTCCATTCGTTAATAAAGCTCCTTTGACAATGCGATTTAGCGACGGTGAAAATAGTGTTATAGAAAGAATAAACAATCCTATAAAATTCAAAAGACCTGGTGCTGGTGGCTCTCAGTCAGTGACTTATGGGTATGAGGTTACTATACTTATTGATATATGTTCTGGGATAATTGAAGCAAATCGCGACGGAGAGTTTGATGATGAAATAATCGTAAGAAACGCAGATATAATAATTCGATCTGTTGCAAAAACTGGCATAATAGCTCTTGTTGACGAAGTGACAGGATATGATAAAGAAAAAACAAGGGCGAAAGATGAACTTCAAAAATTTTTAAAACAATTTATTTCACAAGAAGCTTCAAGATGGGTAAAAGTCTTTGATGATAGTTTTTTTGAAATGATATACAAAATGAGAAATTGGACATGGACTCAAACAAATAAAAGGCCTGGTGTTATTGGTAAATGGATAGATGATATTGTATACCAAAGAATCGCCCCTCTTATTTTAGCCGAATTAAAAAAGGCAAATCCAAAAAATGAATCTGGTAATAGGAGTTTTAGGCATCATCAATTTCTAACAAAAGAAGTTGGCTTGCCCAAATTGAAAGAACATTTAGCCGCCGTTCAAGCACTTGGGAGAGTTTCTGGCTATAAATGGGATGTTTTTATGAAAATGTTGGATGTTGCCTATCCTAAACAATATCAACAGATGGAAATAGATTTTGATTTTGATGATGTAGAATTAGTTAGTATTGATGATAAATAATTTTTATAGTAGTTCGTGAATTTTCATAGATAAGGCTGGGCGTTCAGATAGTGATATCCGGACGCCCCTTTTTATCAAAACAGCAACCTCCCATCTTTCTTATCCATCACTGCACTGAAAACACTTTTGTAAACTTCATACAACTCCTTCCTGTTTTCCGGTCCCGGCCAATCCGCGAAAGACTCTCCTGCAAAGAATTTCCAAGCAAAGATCCGTTTGGCTTTTTCGGATAAGCTTAATTGATCGATTATGTTCCGGATATCCTGCATACGTTCCCGGATATATTCGGTACGATCCGGGCTGTCGTCGGGTTCGTCGATGATATTCAGCCGTCGCCAATCTACATTCTCATCTACCGGAATGGGCTTGTATTTATGCCGGTATGGAGACGTGTCTGAGGTAACGTTTAGCTTTATCATTTGCAGGATATAGAAGTCAAGTTCAGTATATTTACCCTGTTTGGCTTCCATTAATCGGGAGAGATGCTCCAGGGGCTTTTGAAGCAGCATACACATTACCTCGTTCAACACGTCAATAGCTTCGTCTGTCATTCCGGCAAGTGAGCAGTGATACTTAGCGTAATCCAGCCACCTGTCGTAACGTTTCTCAATATATTTATTCAATGCCTCACTTGCCATAGTCGTCTTTATTTGATATATTTGTTGTTGATTATGAGTGGGTGGCGCTGTGAGGCGCTGCCTTTCTTTATTTAACCTAAAATCCGCAACTATCATCCAATACACGATTAAGGGTAGATTTATGAGTCGTTAGTAGCAGCTTTCAGTAAAAA